GGTTTAAAAATAGAATCGCTTAGTTGGTTTATTTTATTTGGAATATGAATTACCATACAATCTAACCCAGAAGGCGGTAAGAGATGTTTCTCAAAGACAGACTGGATATAAACTCAGAACGTAAGTATACCGATGAAGGATTTCTTGTTGTACCAGCAAGGATATCTCGCATGGGTATACAAGAGTATCTGGCCGTTGAGATGGGTCTTGAAGACCGCCAGCCAGATGATATTGTTAGGGTATATCGGCCTGAGGAAGAAGTGTTCTCAGACTTGTCCCTTACCTCCTTTAGTAATAAGCCCGTAACAAACAGTCATCCTCCTGTACTTGTTAACGCCAGCAACGCAAAAGAATATTCAGTTGGTCATGCTGGACCCACTGTTACGCGTGATGGCTGCTTTGCAAAATCAGACCTATTTATTATTGACGCTAACTCTATAGCAGATATAGAGAGCGGCAAAGCAGAATTGTCCAACGGCTATACAGCGGATATAGACTGGACTCCCGGTGTTTCTCCGGACGGTGAACAATACGATGCCGTTCAGAGGAATATAAAAGGCAATCACATTGCTATTGTAGAGCGTGGTCGTGCTGGACGAGATTGCAGAGTGGCCGACCAACTTCCCGACTTAGGAGATAGAGTCAAAATGGCTAAAATCACTATCGATGGGGTTGACTACGAAGTTTCGGATCAGGCAGCACAAGCGGTTGGGAAACTGCATACCCGCCTATCCGACGCTGAGATGTCAGCCAAAGAAATTGAGAAAGAAAAGAAAGCTAAAGAAGATGAAGCGGAAGAGGCCAAAAAAGCGGCTAGTAAAACCGAAGATTCTTTGAAAGCTAAACTTGACGATGCAACAGGTAAGGTTCCAACGGCTGACGCCCTGGACAAGCTGGTTGCAGACCGCACTGAACTGGTGGATAAAGCTCGCCGGATAATGCCTGAAGTTGAGTGGAAAGGTAAAGACGATGCTACTTTGATGAAAGAAGTGGTCTCAGCCAAGTGTACAAACGTGCAAATGGATTCTGTTTCTACAGACTACATTAAAGTTCGATTTGATATCCTGGATGAATCTGTACAAGGTGTTAACGATTTGGATGCAACATTCCGTCAGGAAGCTGCAAACAAGGGTGGCACTATAGTTGAAGACACTCGCCCGGTTCATGTTATCGCCCGTGATAAAATGCTCGAGCGGAACCGTAACCTTTGGAAAGGAGGTGCTAAATAATGAGCGCACAAACTTCTTACGATATCCGTCAAGGCAAGGCTTATGCCGGTCTTATTTATGCTCAAGCGCCTCATGACATCGTATCTCGCGCGGTTGAAACTGCTGCTGGTATCGGTTTTGGTGTTGCAGTAACACGCGGTACAGACCCGGACAAGCAAATTGTACTGGCTGCTTCTGCTGACTTCCTGGGTATTGCTATTCGCTCGCTAGAAAAAGAAGGCGGCACAGCGGGTGATATACAATGGAACGTAAAAGAAACAGCCGGAATTATGCGTAGCGGTTATATTTGGGCAGTTTGCCCGACTGGTTGCGTACCCGGTAACGCTGTCAACTACGCTGACGGTACTGGTGTTCTGGACTCCGGCGCTGCTGGTGTTGGTGAAACCAGTCTTGACGGTGCCACCTGGGAAACTACAGCCTCAGCCGGTGAGCTGGGTGTAGTTCGTCTTTCAACTTCCGCTGTAACCGCTGGCGCATAAGGAGCAATCAGATGAAGCAATTGAAACTCCGTGACGGCTCCCTAGTACAATTTGACGGCGCACATTATACCGTAGTACAGGGTCCGACCAAAACCACACTTGACGGCGCTATTAGTCAAGCCATTAACAACGGCATTCTGGATGCTGACGGCGCGTTCTTCTTCCAGCGCCAGTTGGAGCACATTAAAGCCCGGAGTTACGATGTTCAGTACGCTGAACTTCAAGCCCGTATGCTCTTTCCTGTCTCTAATGAAGGTGGTCCAGGTGTCACTTCCATTACTTACCGCACGTATGATCAAGTAGGTGCGGCTAAGATTATCCAGGCTTACGCTGACGACTTGCCTCGTGCAGATGTTGCCGGTAAGGAAACTACCATTCCAGTGCGTTCCGTAGGTATCTCTTACGGCTACAACCTGGATGAGATCCAAGCTTCCCAGCTTACTGGTGCAGCCCTGGATCAACGCCGTGCAAACGCTGCTATGCGATCTATAGAGCAGAAGGTTAACGACGTTGCATTCTTTGGTGATGCCGCCAGCAATTTGCCGGGTTTGTTTGATCATCCCAACATTCCTTCCGGCTCGGTAGTCAATCCGGGTAGCGGTACTGAATGGGTTAATAAGACACCGGACGAAATTCTGTTTGATGTTAACGATCTGTTCGCCGATATCTTTGAAACTACTAAGATGGTTGAGCGCGGTAATACCCTGATGCTACCTCCTGCTCAGTGGTCTTACATCAGCTCTACTCCTCGTGCAAGCAACAGCGATACTACAATTCTCATGTATCTGGTACAGAACAGCCCATACCTGAGCAACGTGAATGACATTATCCCTGTTAACGAATGTTCAGCTTCAGATAACCCAGAACTCTCAGCGGATGCAATGGTAGCCTATGACCGTAACCCGGACAAGCTGCAATTGGAAATTCCAGTAGAGCTTGAAATGATGCCAGTACAGCAAAAGAACCTTGAGTTTATTGTACCGGGTCGTAACCGTTTGGCGGGTCTTAACATCTATTACCCGCTCTCACTCGCAATCGCTACAGGAATTTGATATCATGGCCGGTGTAATCAATACAACTCAGCGACAGTATAACCTGAAAACCGTTGGTAAAAACGGCAACCGGGTTACAGTGCGAGTCGTTCCAGGTTTTAACGTGGTAGACGACAAACACTGGGAAGAGTTTACAGGTAAAGACGGCAAGATCGTTGATACTTATGTAGCTCAACTGAAAGAAGAAGGTAAGTTGGCTTTTGGTAAGGTTCAGGACGACCAGGAACTTGAAAGCGAAGTTTCTAAGTCAAAGTCCAAGTCTCAGGCGATACCTAAAGCCAAGAAGTAAACTCCTGGATTAGCCCTTGGTAACAGGGGTTATTCTTTATAATCTTAAATAGGGTTATAAAGAATGTTCCATAAACTTACATAATATACCGGGTAATTATTGTGGCTAATAGCGATCATGAATCGAGATTATGGGGGATTTTGGAAACAATAGAAAAAAGATTATCCGGTATAGAAGGCAAGTTAGAAAAGGTTATACGGCTAGAAGAAAGGGTTACTAATCATGAACAGTCGATTGTCAGGTTTGATAAAAGGTTAAACAGCGGTGATGAGCGCATGATGCGCCTGGAACTATGGCAAGCTGATCAGAATCCGGACATGATATTAACTGCTCTTAAAGGTAATACGGATAACATTGAATTGGTAAAAATAGAAGTAGACGCATTAACGTCTGCATCAAATATTAACATTGGTCGTAGCGATATAACCAAAACTATTCTAAAATGGGTGGCCGGTATACTGGCTTCTATTATTATTTATCAAGCTACAAGGGGAATGTAATGGCTGTTACTGCTACTACCTTTAGAGCAAGGTTCCCTGAGTTCTCAGACGATGTAGTTTACCCTGATGCAAGAATTGAGATCTTCATAGAGGACACTCAGTTGATCTATATGGGTGCTGATGAGAATCGTTGGTTGGGTAAGTACGATTACGCTCAGGCTTATTTGGTAGCTCACCTGTTGGTCTCTGGGGAAGCCAGTGAAGCCGGTGACAGTTCTGTTAAGGTTGGCCCAGTAAGCTCCAAGAGTGCTAGCGGTGTTTCCGTTACTCGCGCAGTAGCCACTAAGGATCGCTCAGACGGTGATGACTTTTATATGGGTACGGTATACGGGCAACGGTTTCTAATGACCCGTAACGTCTGCTTCGCTGGCGTACTGGTGGCTAACCAACTATGAGGTCAAGAACCAGAATAATTAGAACCCCGGAAAAGGCGCTTAAAGAATTAGAGCGTATCAGTAGGACGTTTGGTAAAGGGCCGAACGGGGTTAAAGTAGGGCTGCCAAAGGAATCAAATGATTACCCTGATGGAACCTCTGTTATTATGGTTGGTGCGGTACATGAATTCGGTAGCGATAAAATGAATATACCGGAACGTAGTTTCCTTAGATCAACAGTTATTGAAAAGAAACGTGATTACAAAGCCCTATTCCGTAAGTTATCTTTTAAAATTATAACGGGAGGTATGGACACTAAAACCGCTTTAGGACTAATAGGATTACAAGTTCAAACAGATGTACAAGATAAGATAGTAGATATAGATTCTCCTCCTCTTAAATATAGAGATGGTAACCCTTTGTTTGATACCGGTCATTTGATAGACTCTATAACATTCGAGGTTGACGAGTAATGGTTATCAACGTTGCTGAAGCATTAGACACCGATACCGCACAAATAGTAATGGTAGAAAGAACCGCTGCTGGTGGCTATGTAGACGGCTTATATGTAAAGGGAACACCCTCTACTTTTAAAACCCTAGCCAGTGTTCAGCAACCTACCCCTATACAAATAGAAGTATTACCAGAAGGTGAAAAAGATAAAGACACAAAACTATTCATATCTAAAAAACCCATCCGTACCACAAATGATGAAGCCGGTTTGATCGCTGATGTTATTATCTATAAGTCTCAACGGTATAAAGTAGTAACCTCCGCTGATTGGGAAGACTATGGTTATACAATGGCTATGGGAGTTAAAGACTAGTGTTACTCGAAGAGGCGATCAACAAGCTAGTGCGCGACACTGTAAATTTGGTTTTAGAGACGCCGGGGTATACAATAAAAGCCAAGCAAGAAGATGCCCCAAGGCCTCAAGGCGCTTATGCTGTAGTTGACTTTTTAGCGAGTGAGTCTTTAGGCTGGGAGCAGCGGGTTTTTAAAGACAATATAGATAACCTAGACGTGACTGAATATATATCGGGTCTTAGGAACATAACAATGTCAATAAACTTTTATAGAGATAACGCAATGGATAACTCTAGAAAAGTTAGAATAGGTTTAGTAAGAGAATCAATTCAATCCCTGTTTAGTTCTGCGGGTGTTGGTCTGGTAAGCCGTTCCGGGGTTAGGGATATAGACAGCCCTACTGATGACGGTTGGGAAGAGAGGTCACAATTTGATCTTGTTTTAAATACCGTGGCTACTGATCAAGACATTGTTAGGTCAATACAAGCAATAGACATGGCAGGTGAGTTTCAGTATCGCGGTCTAAAGTATAACTTTAATACAGAGGTGTAATAACATGACAATCCCAGTTTCAAATGTGGTAAGTGTTAGTATCGCCATTGGTGCTACCTTTCCAGCGAGAAAAGGCTTTGGGACTCTAAACATCGTTACCGCTGAAACTGGTGTTATCGGTGTTGCTGAGCGTATTCGTTCTTATAGTAACCTGGACGGTGTGGCCGCCGATTGGTCTGGAACATCAGAAGTAGTAGCAGCGGCAACGGCTTATTTCAGCCAACAGCCAAAGCCAACCAAGTTGAAAGTATCTACTCGTTATCCTACGGCTGTAGCTGCTCAACTCCGTGGAGGCGCGGTAGCTGCTAACGCTGAAAACCTTGCTTTGTTTACCGCCATTAGTGACGGTGCATTTGGCTTGTCTATAGACGGTGTATCAGAGGACATCATCGGGCTTGACTTTTCAACCGACGCAACCTTTACCGAAATTGCGGCTAGCCTGCAGACAGGGGTTCAGGCGATTACTACTGGTGGTTTTGCCGCTGCAACCGTAACGCATGATGGTGTTCGTTTCTTTATAAACTCTGGTACAACCGGCGAGTCCTCTACTATTTCATTTGGTATTGACTCGGGTACAGGTACAGATATTTCCAGCCTTTTGGAAATCCGTCAAGGTGAAGGTACTAAGGTTAACGGGGTAGCGGCTGAGACTATTACTTCTAGCTTGAATGCTATTCAGAATGTTGACCCTGACTGGTACGGCTTGCTGTTTACCAAAGAAGTACGCGACGATTTTGTAGTTAATACAGAAGATGCCGTTGAAGCCGCTGCTGGCTGGTGTGAAGCACGAGTTAAAGTGTTTGGTAATACCAGTAACGACCTGGATGCTTTGGACAGTGTAACGGAATCAGACATACTGAGCGTTCTTAAGGCTAAGAACCTACGCCGTACTATTAGCACCTATAGCTCAAGCCCTGATCAGTACCCTTCTGCTTCCGTACTTGGTCGCGCCTTTACTGTTAACTTTAATCAACCGAACAGCACTATAACGCTGAAGTTTAAACAGGGACCGGGTATTACCGTTGAACAACTTACTCAAAACGAGAAAGCGGTTCTAGACAGCAAGCGCGGTAACGCCTTTATTCTGGTTGGTGCCAGCGATATGTATGCCGAGTCGCGCATGGCTAACAATACTTTCTTTGATGAAGTCCACGGTATTGACTGGCTTGAAAATGCAATCCAGATCAATGTGTTTGGTTATTTGCTAACTCGTACCACTAAGGTTCCTTATACCGACAAAGGTGTAGCAGCCATAGAACAGCAAGTTATCAAGGCATTGGATGAGGCGGTTCGTAATGGTTTGATTGCTCCCGGTGAAACAATAGACGGCGATTTCCTGGCTAACGGTTATAAAACCATTACCGTACCAGTAGCAGACATGAACCAGTCAGACAAAGAAGCCCGGTTGTATCCTGGTCTTAGCTTTGTTGTTCTCGGTGCTGGTGCCATACACGGCGCTCAGATCAACGGTATATTTGAACGATAAAGGGTAAACAATGAAAGATTATAGCTTCCTCAATACGATACTTCTTGTCAATGGTTTGGAAATATCAGGCTTTGACGAAGGGGACGATGTAATAAGTTTGGCACGGCTAAACGACTCAGCCGCTCATAGTGTTGGTACAGATGGCGAGATGACTATCTCTATTAGCGCAGACCGGTCAGGTACTATTACTTTCCGAATTATGCAAACGTCAGACTCTAACACGTTTCTGTCAGCGTTTATTACTGCTCAAGAGAATGGTGCATTTGTTCCAATTTTTGTTCAGTTTAAAGATACCAAGGGTTTAGACTTGGGATCTGGTACGCAAGGTTATATCACACGTCCAGCCGATATGACTCGCGGTACTAACGCGCAACCGCAAGAATGGAACATTGTAGTAGAGCGTTTGGATCTCCTTCACGGGGGATAAAAGGTTTCCAGGGGGAGGGCGGACTATCTAAGGATCCCGGCCTAATTAGATACCTCCTCCTGGAATTTATTTGGCCGGGTAATAATATGAACACCGGGAGTTTATGTTATGGCTTGTAATACCGAAACAACTGAAATTGGTGATCACGAATTTAGTGTAACTCAGTGGCCTGCTGAGAAAGCAATACTCATGAAAATGAAACTGGCTAAAACATTCGGCGCTAGTATTGGTAAGATTGCTTCCATGGCTTTAAAATCAAGCAAAGTAAAAACAACCGAAGGTGAAGAAGCAGAAGCTCTTTCCGACGGTATTGCCTTGCTATTTGAATCCAACTCACCTGAAGAAATAACGGCGCTTATTAAAACGGCTGTTATTGGTGTAGCTTGTGACGGAACCAAAATAACTGAAACAAGCTTTAACCAGACCTTTTCTGGTGATGACCTCATGGATGTTTATAAGGTGTTCATGTTTGTGGTTAAGGTGAATTACGGAAATTTGCTCAAAGGCCAGAAGGCAGAGGCACTTCTGGCCAGAGTTCAGGGTTCACTGTAGATCCTAAAAAGTTCCCTAATGTGGATACGTATTTGCATCGGCCGTTATTAAATGAACCGCCAATGTGCAGTCTAAAAGATTTACAAGACGGCACGTATTCCATGGAAGACCTTATGATGATGCACGAGTTAATGGACTTAAAGGTAGCCATGAGCCAAAAACCTAAGGGAAACTGAGATGGCTTTAATAGATGAATTATTGGTAGGTTTGGGGTTTGAATACGACTCCGGAGAAGCCAAGAAATTTTCAGATGATATCGGCAAGACTGTCGGTATTGTTAAAGAGCTAGCTAAAGCCGCTATCGCTACCGCTACCGCTATAACCGGGATGGTGGTAGCTTCTTCCCTTGCATCAGATGAACAAGGTAAACTCGCTGACGAGATAGGCGAGACCGTAAATAATGTAAACGCCTTACAGTTTGCTCAGCAGATTGCTGGGGGCAGTGCTGACGGTATGTCTAACTCATTGCGGGAACTATCTCTGAGGGCTTCTGAGGCGGCTCGCGGGGTAGGTTCCGGGGTTGAAGCCTTTGGGTTACTGGGAATTTCTACCACTGGTGCCAACGGGCAAATAAAATCCGCCAACAACTTGTTAAAAGAAGTATCTGGTCGGATGCAGGGCTTAGGCCGGGCCAGACAAATAGAATTGGCTGACAAGCTGGGTCTTAGAGACTCTATACGGCTGTTACAACTTGGCCCTCAAGCTATTGGCGAGTTAACTGCCAAAGCCAAAGCATTAGGAGAAACAACCGCTGAGGACGCTAAAGTATCAGCAGAGTTTAACGATGCTTTAATTGAAATGTGGTCTGTAACCAAACAGATATCTAGATTGTTTACTCGCGTACTAGCACCAATAATGAATGATATGGTTGATACCTTTACAGACTGGTGGATAGTTAACCGTGACATAATAGAACAGAATCTACCAAAGTGGATAGAGCAATTTACAACGGCGTTAAAGCTCTTGTCCGTAGCGATGGGCGCTTTTATAGCAATGCGAGTTCTAACTCATCTATATCAAATGATCGCACTGATGAGAGGTTTAGCGCTTGCAACACTAGCAGCTAACGTGGGTTTCTTTTTATTGCCGTTGGTATTGTCAGCCCTTGCTCTTGCTTTTGTATTGCTGGTTGATGAGGCTAAGGTATTCTTTGAAGGCGGGGAAACCTTTATAGGGGATATGATTGAAAAATACCCTGAATGGGCGGGCGAGATAAGAACGGTTGCCAGTGTACTCCAGGGCGTGTACGATTTAACCATGTTGATATTTGAGGGATGGGAGAAAATATTTGGCCTGTTCCGTGAGGAAGGCGCTGATGCTATGAACCAAGCCTTGAAAGACAAAGGATATGGTTTCCTAACAAAAGAGATTGGCGTAACAGATGAGAAAAGCGGTCCGGTCAATGACTTGTTAAAAAATATAGGGATGGGCTTTTTAACACGCGAGATAGGCTTGTTTCAGTCGGGAACATTGGATACCCCATTAACTTCTAAAACCAGTGCCAGTACAATAGTTGAGAAGCTTGAAATAATGGTTAATGCCAGCGGGAACCCAGATGATATCGCTCAATCTGTATACGATGTATTCTTGCAGACAAGCCAAGACCTTAATAGCGCGGTGGATCAATAATCATGGCATTCGAGAATCTTTTTATTCGCACTGAAAAGTCTATAGGCGGTATACAGTTGGACGCTGTTATATCAGAGAGTCATGTTAACGAGGTTAGCTTAACCAGTAACCCGGTAGAATTCGGGGCGGAGATAACGGATAACGCCGTTACGCAACCGAAGAAAGTTAATATACTAGCTGAAGTTTCTGATACTCCGTTGGGCCTTGCAGCATTTGGTCAGATAGTTGATTTGGTAACAGGTTTATTCGGTACTTCTACGACCGATAATATAACTCGTAGTAATGCGGCATATAACGCTATTATCCAATTACAGGAAGAGCGTGAACCGATTGAGATACAGACTAGGTTGAAGCTGTACACCAACATGATCATAACGAATGTTAGTGTACAGCAAGACAAAAACACTTCCCGCATCGCTAGGATGTCTATAGATTTACAGCAGGTTATTATAACTGAGTCTGAGGTAGTTCCGTTAACGGAAGAACAGTTACGAGCAGGTTCAGCTAAGGAACAAACTTCCCCGGCGGAAAAGTCTGGTAGAAAAGAAGCAACAGAACCTTCAGCAGCTACTAATAAATCATTTGCAAAAATTATCTTTGACTGGGTAGTAGGACCATGATTGAAATACCACTGACTTCCAAGCCTGAGCAGTTATTTAGCATAGTCGTTAAAGCTATTAAGTATGACATGAGAGTTATACTTAATTCCCGGACAGGTAACTGGTCTCTTGATTTGGCCGCTGGTGGTATCGATTTGGTAACAGGAATCGCGCTTCTACCGGGTGCTGATATATTTGCGCAGTATAACTTAGACATTGGTATAGGTTATATCGTAAACTTGGAAAACCCTAGACAAGACCCTACTAGAGATGAGTTTGGTAAACTCTCCCGTCTGTTCGTACTAACTGAAGAGGAGCTACAAAATGGCTCGTCAGTATAAGCGGGTATACGAGTTAACCGTTATACCTCCAGGCGGAGAAGCTCGTATCATACGGGGTTTGCGGTTGAGCTTTGAAATAACAAAGAGCATATTGTCTTTCCCTAACATAGCCCGGTTAACCCTGTACAATCCTAATCAAGATACCTTGTCGGCTTTACAAGAGCGCTATACCAAGATAGTTTTAAACGCCGGGTACG